TGCTATACAGTTTAAATACCATGCAAAACGTCTACCTGGTAATTTATTTAGGTCTCTAACTCAATATATTCTACATAGCTATTAAAGATCTCAATAACGGCATATATAGTGCCAATATTATATTGGATATAACTCTAACCTAATTATTATAATAGCATATATGGTATTATATGTCAACCGAAGTTTAAAAGAAAGGCAGTTTCGTCTTTTTGGTTGTATCCATGTTTTCTTTGACTAGATTTGATATATGTTTTCGTTCTTCACTGCTGAGGTTCATTGCTTCAGTGTAGCTTAGTCCTCCTCTCATATACCATGCTAATCTTAAACTTTCTTGTCTTATGGTCCCTACTTCTTTTTCTAGATCATCAACGAGTTTAGCAATACCATCAGGATCTAAGGTTAGAAGCCTTATACGAAAAAATTTGCTTGGTCCAGAGTAAATGCTTGTACATATTCGTGTGTACATTCTGGGCAAGTTAGTTTTAAAGGTTCAATCTCACTCTTTTCTCTAAGTCCGATAACGTGATCTCTAATTTGATTAAATAGTTTTCTTTCACAATTTACTAAAAATTCGTTAATTTGCACTGAGTCCGAAACTGACTCGCCGTCAATTTGAATAATACTGATACTCTTAACTAATGAGTCGATGGTTAAGTTTATGATGTTTGTTAGACTTTTCTGTAACAGAGTCGCTTTATCTTCTTCAGTCATATCTGGATTTTCGCTCGTTGACAATGTTTTTTGTTCCTGGAACTGTTTAATAGCATTTTCATTTAACTGCTTATATGATAAAGAACGGAAATATATAGACATATCTGCAATAGTCGCAGGAGCACTGTAGTCACTAGGTTTTATACTGTCGAGAACTGTTCTTAGATCAAGTGTAAAATCATGACTTTCCTTACACTCAGGACAACTACTACCCATTTCCATTTCGTGACCGTAACTAGCAATACGTATAGCTACTAGCAACAAATCAACGTCTGTTTGCATAATATGCCAAGGTTCTTTAATGTTAGGAACACAACTCTTAAATATTTCAGTTGTTGCGGACCCATTATATAACGCATCTGGCGTTCTTGACAGAATCTCGTCTAATGCTGTCATAGGGTAAATAGGCAACTCACCGTTAGCCGGTATATCTATTGTGTCTGTTGGGTACCCCTTACCCTCAGAAGGTAACTTTACATAAATTGCAGGTTGTCTGAAGTATTTCTGCAATGGATTATTTGAATTTTCAGCCATAATTTTTTTCCGATAAATATATTATATAACACTACTATTTATATACGTATAAAACTAGGTAAAAATTAATGGCTTACACAGACCAAGAGTTAGATCAATTAGGTAAAAGTGCTCGAGATGCCGCCAAGGCCCTGGAGCAGATTACTGGACTTAATAAGGACTACACTAAGTCTGCCGACAAGCAGATAGAGACAATAAAGAACAACAGCAAAGCTACAGGCGATGTAAACAAAGCAATGGCCCTCTACGAGAAGACCATTGGTAGAAATATAAAGTCAGCATACCAAGGTGAGAAAGCTGGTAAGCAATTTGCTGTTGCAATCGATCAAGCGGCTGATATCCTTACTATTTTAGTTGCACTCGCTGGTCCATTTGGAAAACTTGGAAAGGTCATTGGTATTTTAGGTATCCAACTTGCTAAATTATTTGGTAAAGAATCAGTTGAACAAGCACAAAAACTGTACGACACTTATCATCAGATAGGATCAGTTGGCGGTGCGGCAGGCACTAGCTTAGAAGATCTAGCAAAAACAGCAATGAAAGCAGGATTTGGCCTTGACCAACTAGACGACTTTGCCGCTATAGTCAGGACCAACGGAGATGCATTTTCTATGTTTGCTGGATCAGTAGCAGACGGTACCAAGGCATTTACAGACATAGTCGAACCTTTAGTTTACGGTAAAGTTGGCGAGAAATTACAAAATATGGGACTTTCGATAGATGAGATTCGAGAAGGTGCCGCCAGATATACTAAACTACAGGCCAGAATGGGATTCAGCCAGCGGTCAGATACTGCCGCATTAACAAAAAGTACAGCTGGTTATTTAGAAAACTTAAACTTAATATCAAGACTAACAGGTGCTACTGTTGACGAACAACAAAGAGCACAAGATCAATTAATGAGTCAGCAACGATTCCGTGCCGCATTTGAAGAAGCCAAAATGAGTGGCGACACAATGCAAATGCAAAAAATGCAAAAAGCTATGACTATGTACACCTACTATGCTAGTATTGGTGCTCAAGACCTAGCACAAGGCGTTGCTGATGCAACAACCGATTTTATAGGAACAAGTAAGGCCGCTGGCCAAATCTTCCTAGCAGTTCCAGAAATACTAAGTATATTAAACAACTCTAAATTAAGTGCTCTTGAATCTATTAGATTAACATCAGAATCAGCAGGCAACACAGCTCGACGATATGTAAGTGTAGCAAAAATGACAGACGCTGTTGGTGACACCTTTGGTAATTTTGCAGATTCACTAGATGCTCAGAGACGTGCAAGGAACTTAACCGAAGATCGGCTTAACAAGATTAGAAATCAGCAAACAGTAGACCCAGACGGCCAAATTGCTAAATTCACCAAAGCCACAATAGGTTTACAATATAATGCTAGAGATGCATTTCAAGAGCTAATCCTTAAAGGAGTAGATCCTGCAACTGATGCAATGGCCGCCTACGCGGTATTCGTTAATGGCATGATTACCGGCACAAGAAATAAAAAAAGTTTACTTGGGAATGTGAGAGACACTATTACAAACCCTGATTCCTATAAGATGCCATCTGACGTAAGCCAAAGGAATAATCGTGAAAAACTGCGACTAGATGGTAAAAAAGACTTCGTGTGGGGACTAGCCGACGGCGGATTAGCCAGGGCAGGTAGACCGTATGTAGTCGGAGAGAACGGCCCAGAGGTGTTTGTCCCTGATCAAAACGGTGAAGTTATTTCGAATCAAATGTCATCTGATCCCGGCCAGATCATGCGAGGAAATAATCAACAGATTACTGATATACTGAGTACTATGCCTAAAGACCTAGCAGAAGTCATGCGATCAAAAGTGTCTAGTAATGAACCAAAAAGCAAAGCACTTGAACAAGCACTAGAAGCTGAACTACTTAAAGATAGCACACCAACTGCATTAGAAACCCCTACCCCTAAAATGTCTAATGAAGAAAAAGAACTAATACAACAACAAAATGCAAAATTAGATCAAGTGATATCTATTCTGGCACGATCAAATAATATTAGCAACAAAATATTATCGACGAGCTATTCATAAATGGTTAAATTAGGATTGACTATTATAAGTTAATCTGTTACTATGGTATAGTAACGATAAATATACGCTAAGACAAAAGAGATCACTAATGGCATCATATAAAAAACATTTTAGTTCAAGAACAGACGGCTCACTTAGTCCCATTAGTGGGATAAACACTGACGCTACCAGAGGCGGTGCGTATAGTGGAGGTGACGACTTTGCATTTAGAAACTACCAATCCAGACTTCCAGAAGTATATTCAGGTCACCCTAACCGTGTTGAACGATATAATCAATACGAAGCAATGGATATGGATTCAGAAATTAATGCTTGCTTAGACATCATTGCAGAATTTTCCACACAAGCAAACGAAGAAAACAGCACAGCATTTGATATTCAGTTTAACGATAATCCAACAGACAACGAAATTGCAATTATCAAAAAACAACTGCAACAGTGGACCAAACTAAATCAATTTGATCAACGTGCGTTTAAAATGTTCCGTAATACTATTAAGTACGGCGACCAAGTATTCATCCGTGATCCAGAAACATTTGAATTGATGTGGGTGGATATGTCAAAAGTGGCAAGAGTTATTGTTAACGAAAGCGAAGGTAAAAAACCTGAGCAGTATGTAGTTAGAGATGTTAATCCAAACTTTGAAAACTTAACAGTAGCCGCAAAAACAACACAAGATATAGCAACAAACCCACCTAGTGCAGGAGCAGGATATTCAGCACCTAATAACTACTCAGCACCTAATGCAACAGGCGGTGGAGGGGGCGGTAGATTCCAGCCCGGATTAAATGAATTATGTATAGATTCTGAACACGTGGTGCATTTAAGCCTAAGTGAAGGCTTAGACAGTGCATGGCCGTTTGGTACTAGTATACTAGAAAACGTATATAAGGTATTTAAACAGAAAGAATTATTAGAAGATGCACTATTAATATACCGTGTACAACGTGCACCAGAGCGTAGAGTATTTAAAATTGATGTAGGTAATATGCCAAGTCACATGGCAATGGCGTTTGTTGAACGTATTAAAAACGAAGTACATCAACGTAGAATTCCAACAGCAAGTGGCGGTGCAGGAACAATGGATGCAACATACAATCCACTATCAATTAACGAAGATTACTTCTTCCCAACAACAGCAGATGGTCGAGGATCATCAGTTGAAGTATTACCAGGTGGACAAAACCTAGGTGAAATTGATGACTTAAAATACTTTAATAATAAATTATCACGTGGATTACGAGTACCAAGTTCATACTTGCCAAGCGGGCCAGAAGATTCATCTCAAGCTATGAACGATGGTAGAGTAGGCACAGCATTAATTCAAGAGTATAGATTCAACCAATACTGTATGCGTCTACAGAACCAAATTGGACAAAAGTTAGATGATGAATTTAAAATGTTTATGCGATGGAGAGGATTTAACATTGACTCTGGTGTGTTCTCTATTAAGTTTAATCCACCACAAAACTTTGCATCATACAGACAAGCAGAGTTAGATGCACAGCGAGTTAATGTATTTGGACAAATGGAACCGTTACCTTATATGAGTAAACGTTTCATGATGCAGAGATTCCTAGGACTTACAGAAGAAGAACTTTTAGAAAATGAAACACTATGGGCAGAAGAACGCAACGAGGCTGGTGCTCCAGACGTTGCTGGCTCAGATATGCGATCTGTGGGCATTAGTCCAGGCGCAATCGAAGGCGATCTAGAAACAGGAGCTGAATTAGAAGCAGATATGGAAAATCCAGATATTACTGCACCTGACTTAGGCGGAACAGACATACCACCAGAAGCATAAATAATACTATGACACTAACCGAAATGTACGATAGAGCAGAACCAGGATACCAAGACGTTAACGACGACAACGGTAGAATTAAACTTGGCGATTTACGTAAAACAAAATTAACTCTTAAGCAAATATCTAAGTTAAGACAAATGAACGATATTCGTGCATATGAGCAGTCAGAAAAATTAACAAAAGTTAGAAAACAGTACGCACCAGCACTAGAAGCACCTAGTTTCTAGAGATATTACATTTTTGGCCAGTTTTGGCCGAAAAACTCCACTATAATTCCCATTCCTATTAAATAGTATACTAGCCTTACACATATATATGGAGAAAATTTACAATGGAAAACAAATTCGAACAGTTAATCGAATTCATCATTAACGATGAAGAAGATAAAGCTAAAGACCTGTTCCACGAAGTAGTAGTGGAAAAATCACGTGAAATATACGAAAACTTAATGGCAGAAGATGAAACAGTTGAAGAAGCTGTTGAAGAAGTTGCTGAAGAAACAGTTGAAGAAGATAAAGAAGAAGCAGTTGAAGAGTCTCTTGAAGACGGACCAACAGAAATTGGTGGCGACTCTGCTGATGAACTTATTAGCGACATTGAAGCTGAAGAACAAGGTATTGCTTTAGAAGATGAAGAAGCAGAAGAAGAATTAGAAGACCGTGTAGTTGATCTTGAAGACAAACTAGACGAGCTTATGGCTGAATTTGAAGGCTTAATGGCTGACGAAACTGCACCTGAAGCTGAAGCTGAAGAAGGCGACATGGAAATGGAACCAGAAGCAGAAGTAGACGCTGAATCAGAAGAAGAAGCAGAAGCTGAAGAAGAAATGGAAATGCCATTTGAAGCTAAAGAAGAAACAAAAGAAGAAGCAACTATTGAAGAAGCAGTATCTTTAACACCAGTTAAAGCAGATACAGCTGATCATACAGCAACAGGCGGCGGAGCAACACCAGCAAACGGTGGATCTAAAGAGAAATTAGCAGATGCACACCCAGCCCAAGTTGAACAAGAAAAAGGCGCACCAACACCTAAGGCACAAGAATTGCCACATGGTACTACAACGCCAGATCTTAAAAAAGTATAATAGGGGTTAACTAAAGAATGACAACATACCTAAGAGAACATCTGAACTTTACCGCGGCTAATATAGTCACAGAAAGCTCAAAAGATGGCAAGGACCTTTTTATGAAAGGTATCTGTATCCAGGGTGGTGTCAAAAATGCTAATGAACGAGTATATCCAGTTGACGAAATTGAGTCTGCTGTAAAAAGCCTTAATGAACAAGTTAAAGGTGGTTATTCAGTTCTTGGCGAAGTTGATCACCCAGATGATTTAAAAATTAACCTAGACCGTGTAAGCCATATGATCACAGAAATGTGGATGGATGGACCAAACGGTAATGGTAAATTGAAAATATTACCGACACCAATGGGTCAGCTAGTTAAAACTATGCTTGAGTCAGGTGTCAAATTAGGAGTTTCTAGTCGAGGAAGTGGTAACGTTTCCGAAGGCTCAGGACACGTCAGTGATTTTGAAATTATCACTGTCGACATAGTATCTCAACCAAGTGCACCAAACGCTTACCCAACAGCGATTTATGAAGGACTTATGAACATGAAATATGGACATAAGGTGTTGGAAATGGCTAAGGACGCAGGTGGAGATTCGAAATTACAGAGATATTTGAAAGGCGAAGTAATAAAGCTGATCAAAGATCTCAAGATTTAGGAGAATCGCATGCTAGACGTAATTAAACCATTGCTAGATAGCGATCTGGTTAACGAAGAAACTAGAACAGAGATCCAAGAAGCTTGGAATTCTAAACTAGAAGAAACG